TAGTATAGTTTACACTATCTATGCCCAGTTGTCAAGCACTAGTTGATTATAGTGCCGAAATAGTTGGAGTACCCCAACTGCTGGTTAAGTTGGTTGATTCTGGGTAAATGATGTCGATACTGCGGATTACGTTTACACCAAATGCATCATCAAATGTATATGTGCCGCCAGGACCGTTGCTACCAGAAGTAGAATTCATTGTTACATAAAAATCAACGTTGGTACCTGTGCCGCCGTTGCTTTGTGTACCATTAATATTAACATAAATGGATCCGGTGTCTGATGTATATGCAGCAGTTGTACTTGTCATCGAAACTAATGTGGTATTAGTTGAGGCTGTGGTGTTCCAATAACCTTTAGCTGTATCGTTTGTACCTAATGTTCCGCCTGTGCCAGTTCGGCCTCCGTTGGTACGTTGACCAAATGTAGCAACACCGCCCATAAATCCGGCTAGTGCAATAATTTCATTTGTACGAGCTGATGTGCTAGCATTTTGTGTAGCACTAACATTAAATTTTAATCGACCGCCTGCGTTAAAGAAATAACGTGCTGCATCACCGGAAGCAAATGCACAACGAGCACCCCATGTACCAGAAACTGTAGTGCCTGTACTAGCACTGGTCCACGCTGTAGATAGTGCGCTACCAGTTGTAGTTGCACCAGCAGTGGCAAATGCCAATCTATTGGTGTATGCCGCGTTAATTTGTGTAGAAAGTGAGCTTATATAATCAATTTTAGAACCTGCGGTAACTGCACTAATACCAGATCCTGAACCACTTTGATGAGTTAGTGTACTGTTTAATGTATTAATGAGTGTGGCCCACTGTGTGGCAGTTATTGTACCACCTTGGCTAACTGCGCTTAGTGCAGTTTGTCCGTATCCAGAATCACCTGTACCGGTGCTCCAAACTGTGTTTAATTGGTTTGATCCATTTAAAAAGGCATTATAGTCTGCGGCATCAATTTTTCCGCCTTGTGAGTAACTCATATTTTATTTCCTGTATAGTACTTACTTATGCTGTAATAGTACTTTATTTAATTTTTGCTTTTAGATCAGCAACTTCTGCACGTAATTCTACAATAGCTGCAAATGCTAACGCACTTAGCTTCTCATAGTCAACTGCTAAACTACCATCTGCACGTGTTCTTACTGCAACCGGGAATACCGCTTTAACGTCCTGAGCAACAACACCAAAATCTTCTTTTTGTACAAAGTAACCATCTACTCCGCCCTTGGCTTCACAATACTCATCTGTCCAATCAAATAACTTACCGCCGATTGCATCAACTTTGTCTAGCGCATCTGGAATAGGGCGAACGTTTTCTTTGAACTTTTTGTCTGATGAAACAAACGCAATAATGTTGTTTGTAGCACGGATTTCGCCAGCAGTTCCGCTGGCCGCAATGCCAATACCCAATGAGCCGTGTTGTACGCTTGACGCTGTGCCAATTGCTTGTGGTAAACTTAATGTTACCGCACCAGTTGCAGAACTAGCAATAACTTGGTTAGCTGTACCAGTAATACTGGATACGTTTAATGGTGCACTATATGTTCCGCCTAACGGAACAGGCGTACCGCCAATTGTAATAGTGCTATTATTCAAGGCACTATTTGGGATACCGCTAAAGTTTGTACCAGTAAAGGTTGGACTTGCACCCGATGCAACACTTTGGTTAAGTGTTAAATTACTTGTAAATGTTAATGTGTTTGTGCCGTTGTTTACACCAGTGCCGCCCCATGTACCACGTACAATGTTACCTTGCCATGTACCGGCTGTGACGATACCCGACGACCCAACATTCATTCCGTTTAATATTGTTGTACCAACTAATGTAGTTGTTCCAGCAACTGATAAACCACTCAATACTCCCAATGCAGTAATGTTTGGTTGACTAGCACTTACAAGCGTACCGCGGAATCCTGCACCTGCAAGGATTTCACCTGTAGTAGAAATTGTAGTGGAGTTAATACTAGTGGCAGAAATGTTACCAATAACGTTTCCTGTTAATTGGCCATTTAATACTGTTGCATTTATTGTTGGTGCATTAACTGCCGAGCTTGCATTTAAATTTGTAGCGTTAACTGCACCTGTAGCATCACGTTGTACTAATGTGCTGTTAGTGGCATTTATATCTTGTGTATTGATACCCATTACTGGGCTTGCTAATGAGCTAAAGTTAATACCAGCTTTAACTGTAGAGAAACCTGCTAAAGAACTATTAAAAGTATCTTTAGAAATAATCATGTATGTTACACCAACAATCTTAATTTGTGTAACAATGTGGCTACTTCCCAAAGTATCGGTCATGATCGCTGGGAAAGCACCTGTGTCGCCTGTTGCTGGTGTAGCAAACGGACCAACGACAATCCAGCTAGCACCAGAATAGATTTTTAACTGTTGTGTAGTAGAGTCAAACCATAAGTCGCCACCTAATGCGCTTAAGTCGCCTGGCGGGCTTGATGTTGGGCTTGAGGTAGCACCAGTTGAAATTTTCCAACTAACACCAGAGAATACTCGTAAAATATTATTCTTGGTATCCCACCATAACTGGCCAGGGAGCGGATTTGCTGGACCACCAATACCACTAATGCCACCCGACGTTGCAGGTTGAGCAAAATTCTCTAATAGGTGTACAAAGTTTTCATTTATGAATTCGCCATAACCAGCATAGTTCTTACCAATAAGGGTTAAACTTGTAGCTGAGGTATCGACTGCGCCATCAGACAGACCGCCTGCAATTATTTCTGTTCCGTTGGATAAGTTAATGGTATATGACATAGTTTATTTCTTTGATCACTTTAGTATTTAGTACATTTTCTGGATGTAACATAAGGCATAGTACGGAGGACGGTTTTCGTGTCCTTGCGTTGTTCCAACTTGACCGCCTGCAGATAATGTAGAACCAGACAATGATACGTTGTGTGCGTGGTCTTGTACTGCTGCTAGTGTGATACCAGTTACTGACGTTCCTGTAGATGAAACTGTGTTTGTTCCATACTGAGTACCTGCTGTTTGTGCGTAAGTGTGAGTTTCTCTATCTTCATTGTATGTATGGCTATGCCCTGGGTCAATAATAGAGTGACTGTGTCCGCCAGCGCCTGTTGTTTGTAATGTGCCAGATAAACCGTGTGTATGGATTGGCATTTGTGTAGCGTCTAACGTTACACTAGCTGCGCCTCCAGTGTCGCCTGGGTTGTAAGCACTTCCAGCGCCAACAATAAACTGTCCGCGTAAATTTGGTGTTCCGTTGCTACCATCACATAATTGCCAACCTGCCGGAATAGATACTATTGAACCACCCCACATTAAAATAACACCAATTGGTACTACTGTGTGGACAAATGCTGTTGTAGCAATCGCTGTGGACTTGTCAGTAACGTTTCGAGTAGTTGCTATAGAGTTGTTTAATGTTGCCGACGTAAATGTTACACCAACTCCACTAACACTAGATATATTACCGCCAGTGATCTGTGCATTTTGACTCGATACTTGATTAAACTGTCCGTATGTTGCAGTGACGTTTGCTAATCCAATTGCAGTACCGCCTGCAAGTAATACGTTTCCAGAACTAAAGTTTGTTGCCTGTGCAGTTGTAGCAGAAAGAGTTGTTACTCCAGATACGTTACCGCCAGTAATTAATGTGTTACCCGAGCTGAAATTAGTTGCGTGAATATTAGTTGCATTAACTTGAGATAGGCCAGTGGTTGAGCCGCCTGTAATTACTGCATTACCTGAACTAAAGTTAGTTGCTTGAGAAGTTGTAGCAGAAAGATTTGTCAATGCTGTTATGTTGCCACCAACAATTGCCACGTTAGTCGAAATAACATTATCAATTGCAATATTAGTAGCTGTGACTGTAGTAAACACACCGTTAGTTGCTGATATGTTTGCAAGGTTGTTTATGTATCCGCCAGTAATTACTGCATTACCCGAACTAAAATTAGTTGCACGAACATTAGTCGAAGAAACATTTCCAGATAAGTTACCTGATAAATTGGTTGCAGTTACGTTACCAGTTAAGTTACCTGTTACATCGCCAGTTAAGTGACCTGACAAATTGGTTGCAGTTACGTTACCTGTTACATCGCCGACTACTGAACCAATTACACTACCTATTAGGTTAGCATTGAATGTTGGGTTAGCTACGTTACTACTAAAAGTAATACCGGGGTTAATTGTTACAAATCCTGGGATTGGGGGATTTGGTGTAAATGAAGGATCTGCACTAAATGTAGCATAGGTCAAATTACCAAATTGTATTTTTACAATATTGTGAATTGTGCCGCTAATAGCTGCATCCTCAACAGTAAGTGGAATTGTACCGCTTATGCCTTGTTGTTTAGTGTAGCTCGGGCCAACGATTTTAAAGCCGCCGGCACCGCTTGTATCGTATAGATACATTTGTTCTGTTGTAGTGTTAAACCAGATGTCGCCGTTTTTGGCTAGCAATGGCTCACTACCAGAGTTAGTAACTCCCGATACAGGAACATACCCTTGCTCTGTAAATACCTTTAAAACTTGACTGTACTTGTCAAACCATAGCTGACCCTGTAAGTTAGTTGCAGATGGTGTGCTATTCGATGCAAAATTTTCTAGCAAATATACTAGATTTTGGTTAAGATATTGCCCGTAGCCGACAAAGTTTGGACCTGCCAAACTTAAACTGGTAGTAGTATCTCTAGTTCCATCGGCGATAGTAGTTAATACTGTGCCATCGCTTTTAGTTATTGTATATGCCATATTTCAAAGTTTCTTTTGTGTACACTTATTTATCGTATTTGCTATTGCGCCGATAGTGCGCTACTACTGTAGAAAACATGGGTAGTTACCCCGCTATCATAGCGAATTTCGCCGCCGTTAAATGCAGGACTACCAGGGTATTGTACCACTATTAGTCCAGATCCGCCTCTTCCAGCAGCTGATGCGGCATTATGTAAACTTCCACCTCCACCGCCTCCAGTTCCTGGTGTTCCATCACTGCCGTTACCTGCACCGCCACCACCAGATCCACCAGGGCCACCCGGGCCAGCTCCGTCAGGTCCTTGTGCTCCATATCCACCGCCACCACCACCAGCAACAGAAAAACCTAATATATTAATACCGGGGCCTCCGGCACCACCTTGATTACCATTGCTTCCGGCTCCGGCTCCGGCATAACCGCCGCCCCCGCCTCCACCGGCTTGGCCGTATCCTTGCCAGATACCTACCCCGCCGGGGTATCCTTGTCCGGGGTAACCGGCACCACCATTGTGAGTGTTTACATATCCGCAACCGCCTCCACCGCTTGCGCCGCTTCCAGCTGTTTGCTCAGGTGTTCCCCAGCCTCCAGAACCGCCACCAAGTGCAGTAAAGCCATCTATTCTAGTAGGATCAGTTATTGGGCTTCGTGTATGCCATACTACATTGCCACCAGGGCCATAAAGTGCCGCTGCAAATAATCCAGGGCTTCCGCCGTCTCTATTAATAGCATTGACTGTGATTGTTACAGAACCTGCTCCTAAATCTATTGCGCCATCGTTGTACGTTGCCCAGTTTGCATTACTAACTACCGAGTTACCATTTACAAATACTTCTATTTCATTGTCAGCACTTGCTCGTACAATATATCTGCCACCAACGTTGAGACTTGTGGTATAAACGACTTGTTGTAATGTATCTGCGGGATTTACAAAGTCTGGGGTGGTCCATACACCGTATGAATTTAAAAATCCATTATACACAGGGTATGTTCCGGCATACACAGGAACATTAGATGTATTAAATGCTACTACACCTCCTGTACCAAACACCGAATACCCGCCGCCGGTGTTTGCAGAACCTCCTGTACCCACTGTTATATTATAACTATTACCAGACAGCACAGATAACTGGATGCCTTCGCGATAAACGACTCCGCCGGCACCGCCACCTCCGCCACCTTCGTAGCCGTAGCCAATTCCACCGCCACCACCACCGCCTACTACTAAGATTTTAGCAACAACATCACTAGGAAAAAACTGTTGCCAGATTCCGTCCTTTTTAACAAAGCCTTTTTGGATCGGTGTCCACGTACCGGCAACATTATGAGAAGGAGTAATTACTCTCTTCCATTGGCCGTTTTGCTTTTTAAAAATTCCTCTTGACATGTGTTAGCCGACCTGGAACCAGAAATCGCCTTCTTCGCCACCAGACGGACCGCTTGTACTTACAGTATAACGACTACCTTGCCATCTTGTATCTGGACCAGTAATAGCACCACGGACATGAGCGGTGGTAGCTATTCTAGTGCTGTTATCTGAAGAGATAGGAGTTGGTGCAGTTGGAGTGCCAAGTAACGCTGGACTAACATTGTCTGCTTTAGTAGCTAACCCATTGTACAAATTAGTAGCTGCTAAACTTTGTGTAGCGGCTATTTGTGTGTTAATGTATAGGTTAATTTCTGCGTCTGCCGAATCAACATATGAGGTAGTTGCAATAACAGAACTAGCATTACCAGCTGGCATTGTAGGAGCCATTGGAATACCAGTAAACGACGGGCTAACTAAATCTGCTTTTGATGGTAATGTATTTTCAATTGCAGTAATACGGCTTGCGTCATACGCTGAGTTTGCATTAATTTGAGATACGTTGCTTATAAAAGCAGAATTTAGTGCAGTAAAATGGTCTGTTGTATCGTTACTTAAATTATTAAGAGCCGCAGTCAGTACAGTTATATTACTTCCCAAATCTCCGTAAATGTCACTACGTAACTGTGTAACATTTGAATTAATACTTGCAACATTAGATACTATGCTGGTATTAAGAGCCGCTTGTATATCATCTGTGTAGCCTTTGGTTGCAGCACCGTACGTAGTTGTTGGGTGAGCTGCCAAAATTGTCATACCAGTAATACCGTTAATACGTAATGCGCGAGTATTTCCCGACAATGTGTTAACATATAAATCAATGTTACCGCTGGCTTTTGAGTTTACAATAGAAAGTGTGTCGCCGCTGTATCTAACATTGGCATTACCAAGCACTAAGTTTCCGCCAACGCCTAAGTCAGATAAGAAATCAGTTCTTACAGTTGTGCGTGGAAATGAGTTAGCAAATGCGCCACCAAGTTTTAATGCATTATCGGCAGTACCGTTTAATGTTACATTGGATGCTAGTGTAATGCCAGGATTAATAACACTAAATTGATCGTATGCACCTGTAACAAAAGAAGGATCGTAACTGGCAACACTGATTAAATGATTGTTTGTATATGTATTAACTACTGTGTGTGTTGCAGACGAACCATCTGTAACTGTTTCAACAAATGACCCACTTTTACCTTGTGCGGCTGTGTATGGAGGATTAATTAGAACCCATTGTGTTCCGTCATTTACTTTTAATTGTTTATTAGCGGTGTCCCACCATTGATCGCCTGTTTTGCTATTAGTCGGTGCTGTTGCACTAACACTATTTTCGCTGACATTAACAAAATTTGCGCCGTCGTATGCACGAAGTCTATTACCATCAGTGTCCCACCAAAGCTGGCCAGGAATTGGTGCAAAACCAATGCTTTCACCTGGTGGTAGATCGCTAGCAAAATTTTCTAGTAGATGTAAAAAGTTTTCATTTTGTACTTCGCCGTAACTAATAAAATTACGACCAATGAACTTTAACCCGGTGTCTGTATTTTGTGCGCCGTCGGTTAATGTTATAAACAATTCGCCGTTGGTTTTATGAAGTGTATACATGGTATTATCCTATTGTACTTAAATTAGTCAATGTTTGAATACGCACAGTATAATCAATTTGAATTAGTCGGTTTAGAGACTTTTGCACAGGGTGGAATACTACGTGTGTTAATAGTTTACCAGTTGATGTTAAGCCAACGGTACCATCAGTACTACGACCGCGCAGGCCTAGTTCATCAAATACATATTCGCTGTTTACGTTTTGGCTATTATCAAATAGTGCTTGTCCACTAGGCTCGCCGTAGTCTAACAAGCAACTAACTAAAATGTCTGTATAGATTGTACCAGGAATGTGTGCAACACGCATTCTGTTATTATCTGGGTCTAAGTTAGCAGCAGTAGTATTATCTACAATCTTACTAAATGTTGGATTGTAAAGATTTGAACCTTGCCCCACTGTGTTTGTAGGCAAGTATGTGATAATACCTGTGGAATCAACACTGGTTCCACCATTGCCTAAAACCATTTCATATATGAAGTCTTGTCCTTTGTTGGCCACACTTTGGGCCAATGCTTGACTAAAGTTTTCATAATGAATAGCATTTGACTTATCGATAAACACTTCCCCAGATTCTGGATCAAATATCTTAATGTGTCCACGGACGTAGATACCGGATGTATCGTCTGGCTTTTTTTGTGTATTTTCCACTGCTGTTTCCTCTAAATTTTTGTTTGTATCAGTATTTATCATGGTAAAAATCCTGGGCTTGCTTTCAAGAACTCTGCTTCGTATGTAGTGCTATTAGACAATGTATTTCCATAAGCGTAACCGCTGATATTTCCATGCCAAATATTACTTTGCGTTACCACAGTATTTGCTGTGATTGTTACATTTCCGTTGGTATTAACTTGTCCAATTGGATTGTATGCCAGGACTCTAGCTGATGTTGCTCCGCTAAATCCTGTGCCCGAGCTAATCACTGTTACTGTATTACCAGAAGTACCTGCTAGTGTTCCACTAATTAATATAGCAGCAACGTTAGAAGAATTTACTACATTTCCTAGTATGCGTAAGTTTGCAACGGTAGTTGATATTTGCTTCTTCAATAAGAAATCGCCAATGTTAGCAGTAATTGGTCCCGACAGTTGTAGTTTTAATGTAACATTGGATGTAACCGTTAATGTTTCTGTTGCGTCAATAGTTACATCTGTGGCAGTTGCACGTGGTATTGCCTGTAATAAGCTAGCATCTACCACACGTGTATCAGCTACGTGAACTAGTGTAGGCGCAGTACCATCAACTGCTCGACGTATTTGTGCAAGTACATTGGTTGAATCACCAATTAGTGCAACCGATGAAGCAACTGATGCAAATCCAGAATCTTCGTTGTTGTACATTAGTGCAGTATTGGCAACAATGTCTGTGAACAACGGAGCATTGACGTTACCTGTAACTTGGTAAGTATTGCCGCTATAGTAAACATAAGAGTTTGAAGCAAAAACAGTATTTGCTTCCCATCCAGTGTTGATAGCAAACACGTTACCGGTTGTTAGATAATATTGTCCATCAAACGATATTACAGAATCGTTGGCAATTACTGTATTACTTTCCCACGGAGTTAGTGTTTCTTGGCTATAGTTTCTATAATAAACAATTTTTTCGCCATTGATGAATACTTCACCCGGTATACCAATTGCACGATTTGGGTTTGGTAATACTGTTGCATCATTTACTAGAATCTGTGTGTCTGTGATTAACAAATCTGCCGCAAGTGTTGTAGTGTTAGCATCGCTAATTCTATAAAACTTATGATTTTGATTCATGTCGTCAAACAATCTAAATGCATAGTCGTCAGTAAACACTTGCAAATTCAAACTATCGTAAACATGCCCCGGTACTAATTCTTCTGGTGCATGACTACTGAATGTGTCAACATACTTGCCGCCATCTACATAAATGTCTCCGGCATCAATTCCTAGGTTGTCTGCAAAGCGACTTTGGATAATTGAGTCAATCTTAGCAGCATCAACCAAAGTAACGTTACCAATGATATCATCGAATGTTGGAGCAGAAATGTTTCCATTTACAAAATACACCCCGCCATTATAAGTAACTTGTGTACCAGCAACTGCTGAAGTATTTGGAGTCCACGCTGATATTGTATCGTAAGCAAAATAATTACTACCATCAACAATAACACCTGGGTAATCAATACCGCTAGCAGTAGCAGATAAATCAATGTTGCCATAGTATGCCACAATACGGTCGTTTGCAGTTGATAACTCGCCAGCACTTATTGGTTTGCTTGTAGTTACGTCATTGATTGGAAAATCAAGACTTTCGCTAACTGTGTGCGTTGTGTCAGACATTTGCCATAATGTGCCATTTAGATTTAACCAAGTGTATGGTGCAATAATTTGACCTGAGTACACTTCGTCCCACATTACCATAGCATTAGAGCTTGTTAATCCTGAAGTTTCAGGTACAGTATTTGCCCATTCAGCTGGTCTCTTCTTGTCATATGTAACACGATCAAATTTAATGTTAGTTTTGATGCTACGAACAACGTTATGACCTTGATCGTTTTTATCAAACACGTTACGTAGTACTGCTGTGGCCACTGCGCCAGAACCTGTACCGTTAATAACAACAGTAGGTGTGCTTGTGTATCCAGTACCAGCATCAACAATAGTAATGTTTGCAACTTGTCCAAACTCGTTAATTTGAGATACTGCGTTAGCGCCTGTACCACCACCGCCTGTGATAATAATCTGTGGTGGAAGTATGTATCCAGTGCCGCCCATACCCACAGTCACATCAATTACGCTGTAGGTGTAGCTATTTTTCCAGTCGCGGTAAACTTGATTGTTTAATAGTTCGTCGTCGTATGTTTGTTCTCCACTTGGACTACGATATACATTAATGTTACTATCCCAGTACGGTGCTAGGTCAAAGTCGGTGATATCGCCACTGAATTGATCATTGCGTTGATAGTTAATGTTAAACTCGCGCAAGATTGTGCGATATGGTTTAACTTCGTTAATATATGTTTGATAAAAGTCCTGGTTATCTGAAATATAACTTGGGAATTGTTCTAGCTTACGAATAAACTGTGTAGCACTAATAAATGATGTTTTAAACGCCCAGTCAATATTCTTTTGCTCAGTCAAGGCAAACTTAATCATTGCAAAGAAAATCTCATTGAAGTCTTGTGCTAGATCGTCTGTGAATATTTCATTTTCCATACTCAATAAAATCTGACGAAGTTCTTTGCTTGGTACTGTGCCATCACCAAGTTGTATTGTGCCATCTTCTAAACCAACAGTAACACGCTCTAGCGCACTATTAATATAATAGATAGCAAACTTATCATTGCCAGCATTAAGAACTTTGATGTAGGTGTTTGGTGTTAATGTTAATTTACCAAACTCTAAGTTTGTATCAACTGTGATGTCAATTGTTGTAGTTGGATCAAAGCTAGCATCGTACCAGTTGGCATAAGACCAGTATAAATCAGTCTTATAACTTTGTACTCTTGCCAACTCCCATTCAGACCCAGTCCAAGTGTAAATTGCCCATTTACCAGACTGTGTATCATCGCTTGTAACTAATATGTTATCGTCAACTGCTAAAGAATCTGTACTAATGTAATCACGCTCGGCTAATGAATTAACCACTAAGTCTGTACGGTATGCGCCAGATTTAGCACCAGGTGCAACTTCGCCGCTGGTTAATGTAGTTAATACTTTGCGCTGTGTAACTGGATAAGCTAGTAATTTTTCATTTACCAGTGCAAGATAGTTTGCAAGTGCCAGTTCTCTGTTTACAAACAATGTTTGTGCAGATCCAGGGCGATCTTCTTGTACACGTATTTCAACACCGTATCGTTGACTAGGTGGTAATGTAGGATCTGGAACAGGATTGCCAGCGGCATCAGCTCCTGCTAGACTATCTACTAACTTTGAAAGTATGCTTGCAGGTATCTGACTGCCGGCACTCTTTTCTTGTACAAGTGCGTACTCAGTATGAATTAAGCCTGCATCAACACTTTGACTTCCCAGATGTAATACACTGTTTTGTCCAACCAATAAGTTTTTAATGTTGTATATTGCAACTGTGTCGTCGCGCAATACTGTAACGTATGGTATGTTTTGATTCTGTGGGCTTTCAATTGCCGACACAATAGCATTAACACTATTTTGTTTACCAGCGTTTGTGTTTGCTTCATCTCTGTTACTTACCCAGAAATAATACTTGACACGTACACTACCCGATTGGTCAACATAACCATATGTGCTGTATGCACTATCGTCTGCGTGTAATGGAATACCCGATGCCCCGCTTGCTGCAAACTCGCTAGGCAATACTGTGCTTTCTACCCACTCATAAACATCAATACTGCTACCAGGGAATGTTTCGCCCCAGTGATTTAAACGATAGATCAATGCATCTTGCTCGTAGTCGATGTAACGAACTGCATCTAAGTTCCACCAAATACGACCAACTTGATCTGGCCCCCAGTGGAAATCGCTACGTGTATCTACTGTGCCTGCATTATAAACAGCAGGGTCGTATTGTAGTTTGTAATCAATGTCTCCGTCGACGCTGGTTAAAATTTTGCCTTTAGCAGGGTCAATAATATCAATTGTTGCAAGAATATTATTAGTTGACTTGTTGTATATAAACGATCTATTAATGCTCTTAATATCAACTTTAGGTTGCTCTGAGCGAGTCAACACCCAACTTGATGTTCCAGCTGGGTTAGCAAAAGTGTATACCTTGCCTGCATCTGAGTTTGTGCCAGAAGCACCGACTAAAATTAAATTGTCGTTGGCAATATGTATGCTTGACCCATAATCGTCCCCAGTGGCAAGAACATCGTTAACGCCTGTTTCAAGTTCTTGTGTAAATGAGTATGTAAAGGTATTGTTAGTTAAATCTACTAATGGTTCAAATACGTAAACGCTACCGCTATCTGTAATAGTATCTGTAACAACTGTACCGTTAGCAAATACTGTAGTTTCCTCAGCATAACCCCCAGCAGCACCAATTGCCACAGTCTTGGCATCTTTTCTTATGCCAATGCTTGTACCAAATTGTGTGTCGTGCTCGCTTGTGCTAAACTCTGTTGCTGGCGGAACCATAGTGTCTTTGTAGACATACTCAGTACCATTGTAAACATAATGCTCAACAGCACCACGTGAATTACCCGATACAGTTGATCCAGGTGCGCCAATAAACAAGTTGCTGGCTGTGTTGTCAATTGCAATGCTTATACCAAACAACGAATTTATATTTTTATGATTGCTTGAAATACCAGTGTTAGCATACGTCATTAATAGATTACCAACACGAGTAAAGTAACTTACATTACCATTGTTTGTAAATCCATCTGTTGCCATTGGTGTTGTAACAAAAACACGAGTCCCGTCGGTATTGGTCTTAACAGTTGAACCAAAAGAAAGAGCGCCTGTATTTGCTGAAACTAATGTATACGTTACGTTTGCTAGTAATGGGTTAGTAGATACTGTGCTATAAGCAAGTACACGATCGTTACCACTAACATATAACCAGTTACTGTTGCCACTCATTGCAACGCTAGAAATATTACCCGCAATGTTTGCTGTTGCATTAATAGTTTGTAGTAATGTAATATTACCAGCTGCTAAGTCAAGACGGTGTGTCTTGGTAATAACATTTGAAAATACTGCATTAAGTACGTTACCTTGGCATACGTTACCTGTAGTTACATAAACGTTACCAGCATTAGTAATAATAGAGTTTACAGGAATTATTACACCCTGTACTACGTTTGCTTGAACTGCTGGGCTGGTAAATGTTGTACCATACACGTTACCTTTAACAACATAAGTATTGCCACTGTTTGAAATTTGTGTGTCAAATGCAAATACAGTATTGGCTGTCCAAGGTGTTCCTGCTGTTGGGAAAGCATTAGCTACCCAAGGAGTGGAAACGGTGTTAATGGTTGTAGTGTCATTGTGTCGATAAATGCTAATGTAATCATTTGATGCTACTGCCAACAAGTTACCTTGCAAATCAAACACTCGACCAAATGCGGCATTGGTATTTGATAAGGTTGTAATTGCTCCGCGGGTATTGGCAGAGAACACTTGTATTCTCTTTTGACCCGGATTAGAAATATAAAAATTATCAGAGTTAGTTAAAATACGGCTACCAAATTGATCGTTAGCTGACGCACTTAAAATTAAGTTACCGGCTTGTTCGTTGTTTGGATATGCTCGATTGAACTCGTAAACTCCCCAACCGGTTGTACCAACTGCATTAGCTACCCACACTCTATCAGTATCAATCCATCCATTCAATGGAGTAATAGTATCAATGTCTTGTACAGAAGAAATTCTAGCCGATACCAATTTATAAATTGTACCTTCGCTAAGAACTGGACTGGTTGCAATCAAGTTATTAAGAGTATCTGCTGTGTGAATCTCAATAGTAATAGTTGTAGAGTCGACTACGTTAATTACTTTGTAAACAGCATCATAGTTAGTATTGAAGTTCTTTAATACTGCATTGTTAAAGTACTCAACATTAAATCCTTTTAATAAGAATACATCGCCGGCAACAAAGTCGTGTGCAGCATCAAACTGTAACTGAGCATAATTGTCCAGAGTGTACGTCAATTGATTTGCTTTGATATCAGTTTCGGTTACACGATAAACATTCCAGTTACCTGTGGTATCTACCGCTGTCCATACTTTATCACCAACATTAACATCGGGACTGTCAAAGTATGTATTAAGATTAAAGATTGATAAGTCTGTGTCGCCAATATAAACTGGACCAGCACTTGGCAAATCTTCAATATGGAACTTGTCATCTCTATTAGTATATAAAGTTGTAACAGTACTAGCTAAGTTATTAGAATTGTAAATGTTCGATGTTGTAGATGTAGCGTTACCGTTTAGATTTACAATAATATTACCAGCATCAAACTCTGTGGTCGAAGTAAATGCAACTGGGTTAGTACCAAATATACCTTGATCTAAAACAAACTCACGGAATTGATTACGATCTAAGTCACCATACTGACCAACTTTGAATCCCCATTCTTCGAATAATTCAATAGCACCAGACACGTTATTAAAGTTAGCTTTAGTTAACGCAGTAATACTATTCAATGATCCTTTTTCTTTAATATAGCCTTGGTAGAATTTAGTTTGGTTAGGAATACTAATACCCAAATCTGTCAAGTAATTGCGTGGGCGGAATCCAATTAGTCCAGCACTGAATAACTGCAATGACTCATTGCTTGGCGGATGATCTACGTCGTAGATACTGTCAAACTGTTGTGCCTGCAAACCAAAACTTGGCAACAATCCTGTTTTAATATCTTGTTCTTGGATTTGTGCCCAGTTAGTGATATCAAACTTTGTTGTTGCTGGTACTGTGCTTAATGCTGTGTAGTAGTTGTTATTAAATGTAACAATGTCGCCAACTTGGTAATCTACACCAGCTGACCAATCGTTTACTTGTGCAGTACTATAGATGTAACCAGAAGCATTTAATGCTCCTGTAAATGATCCAGTTTTAGTGCCTGCTAATTTTAAACGATACTGACGAACACCCTGACTAGGTATGTAGATAATATCGCCAAAGTCACTTTGGTTATCAAATACTAGTACGTGCTCGTATTGTACAAGATGTAATTTTGCCAAACAGATACCTGTGCTGTCTAGAGCAACAATCTTAAAGGCATTTCCGTTTTCGTAACTGTCTATTCTAAGAATATTAAAGTTTGCACTCTTGATAGGCACAAAATTTTGATCTAGGATTTTACCCGAGGTAGCGGTATTTGCAATTTCATCTACCACTGATCCGCTGCTTCTTAATACAATTGAGTTAGCAGTTGGGTTCAGAACTATAATTGTCCCAACGTCCCAACCCTGCTGACTCCAGTATAAAAACTCTTTAACGCTAGTTCTAAAGTTTCTAACTTCTTGTAAGTCGGGATCAAATTGTGAAAAGTTAAATCCAACACTGGTTAAATGACGTTCGTAACTAATTAAGAAGTCGGCCAGTTGTTGTACTGTAGTAAATGTTGTTCCGTATGGTACTAAACTTGTTTGCTTTTGTGCATCTAAGTATATCTTGGCTGTAGCATCGTCTACTGTGATTGTTTCTGCGTTGGCATTTTGTACACTTGGTAGTATTGTAAAGAATGGGTTAGTAGTATCGTACCCTGTTACTGTATACCCGCCATCAGTTCTTTGCACAATTACTGCACTATAAGTCACTGTAGTTAGCGGCACCGACTTGTTTAGATAAACAGCGTAATTGCTGTCAGGAATAATTACACCAGCACGTGTAGTACCTGGCGCAGTTTGTTCTGCTGTCACTGTTATCATATTCTTATCAGTGAAACCGCCAACTTTGTAGTTTAGCTTAACTGATAGATTGTCAAGATAATTAGAGATTTTTTCAACTGGGTCAATGCCAATATTTTTAATTGCATCGGCTATCCAGTTAATGTATCCACTGGTACGTAATACTGTGCCGTTGGTTGCATCACCGTTAACTAGTAACAACGATGGAGTAATTTTTTGATTATTAACATCTGTGAACTGACCAGATACTGTGTTTACATAAAATCTTGAAGTATCGTACTGAGTACCAAAGTAACTGGCAGGTTTACACATGGCCAAGGCCATTTGTACAGCAAAAGGATAATCACTTGAACGACGCCATGCAGTTTCTACTGGGCCTTGTTGTCCCACAACAAAACTGTTTCCGGCTGTAGCTATGTTGTACTGTTTTACAATATTAGTATCAGCTGGTGGTAATAGATTACCTGCAGAATCTACAGGAATAAAATTAGTCAGGCCTGGACGTGCAAATCGTGCATCTGTGTAGGCATTGCCATTGTTCCAAATGTATCCGGCTTCTAGGTCTTCCCATAAGGTAAAGTTACCGCTAGTGTACGGAGCTGGACCGTAACGGTCTGCCCACCAGCTAGGTTCAAATCCAAATCCTAACATCTGCCACGGAGCTAAGTTAGGCTGATCAGTATCATACCAATATTGATAAATGGCACGCCAAGAGCCTTGCAATGGTTTGTTATCGACAGAATCTGTAAACTTATCGTAATTCCATGTCCAGCTATTGTTAGCGTCAAACCAAGTATTGGTTGTATAGTCTATGTTGTTTGCACCAGACCATTGTAGGAAATTTTTGGATAGCACTTGCACAAACTCATCGCGTGTGTACTCGGTGTCGCGGAAACGTCCAGGAATAATATCGTATAAGTTGATAATGTTCTTGGTATAATCAGCTTTAATATTATTATAGATACGCTTTTCTAATTCTAATAGATATGCATCACGGAAATCGCCGAACACAGGTGTTAAGCTACCGTCGTGTCCACGTATTACACGTGTTGGTGTTTGGTAAGTTGTATCTTCATAAATGATTGGCTCACTCTTAGGATACAAACCTAGCTTGGTTGGTGTTTCAGGAATAAAGTTTCCATCTGTGTCAAAGTAATCTCTAATTACAATAGTATCGCCTACTTCGAATGTCTTAGTAAAGATCACAGAAGGAACTGTAGTACTAAATGTATAGTCATTACCTAAGATTAACTGAGTGCCATTGTGCCATACCAACACCGCACGATTACTTAATTGTGCAGCATCAAAGATACTGTTAATTTCATAATTGGTTTGACGAACGTTTAATAC